TTTTTGTTTTTTAGCGAGTTTATTGATTTTTTATTTTAATTTTGTCATCAAATCCTTCATTCTCATAAATTGAGGATTTTCGTACGTTTTATTTTCAATTAAATTTGAGGATGATCCATTACTTGGAGTTTTAATTACTTGTCTTTCAATAGACTCAGTAACAACTTTGGTTTGGTTTCCATCTAACTCGTTTTTAATTGTTTTATACAAAGACTTAGATTCTTTAAGAGTTTCAACATTGTCAAATCTTCTAAGAATGTTAATCTTCTCTTGTTTAGTTGTTGAATGTTCAGTGAACAATCTTGTTGAGTATGCTAAGTTTGAGTTAAATACTGCAACCTCATTTAATTTATTTCTAAAGAAATCTAAAGCCTTTTTATACTCTTCATTTTTTTCTCTTAATAAATTCATTTCTTGGTTAACAGATTCTGAACGAACTTGTCTTGGTGCCGCCACTCTATCTCTTTCTGCTCTTCTTCTATATGTTATAGTTCTTGATGCTTCAGTAGTCTCGGCCTCCATTGCCTCATCGTCTTCCCAACCTTCATAAGCGATGATTTCCTCATCCACTTCTTCTTCTTGTTCAGTAACACCTTGTTTAATATTTGGGTATTTAAATTTAGGACCTCTTCCACCACCTTTAGGTGCTTCAGGTTTATCCTCTTTAAATCCTTTGTGGTTTACTGATGATTTTGGCATAGTTCTATTAACTTTACCCATACCCATTCCTTTTGCTTTGAATGACTCCATAACCCCTTCTAAATCTTCGGTATCAATTTCATAAACAGTTTCTTCTGAATCAAGACCAGATAAATCTAAACGTGATGGTTTCATTTCATCATAAGACTCATCCATCTCATCGTAAGACTCATCCATCTCATCGTAAGACTCATCCATTTCATCATTGTCATCAACCTCAATTTCGTAAATTACGTTTTCAATCATTTGTGTGTTTACATTTTGGTCTGAATCACCATCCATTTGAATAATATATTCGGCGTTAGTATTATTATCTGAAAGATGAACATTATTGTCCTCATCTTTTACTACAATAATACCGTCTTCCTCACCCATATGTTTAAAAACTTTAAAAAGTTCCTTATTGGATGCATGTATCATATTTAATGGTGGCATTTCGTTATCACCCATTTCGGGTTCTGGTTTAAAACTTTGGAAATCAAGGCTTACCGCCTCTTCCCCTCCGTCTTCATATTCTACTTGTCCTTCAACATCTGTTTCAGTCTCTTCTTCGTCAGGATTTAAATCCTCATCACCCATTTCGGGTTCTTCTTCATCACCTGTTACAGGTTCTTCTTGTTCGCGAAGTTTTCTTTTTGACCCTCCAATAGATTCTCTTACAAGTTCACTGATTTCTTCCTTCATAGTTGAAGCAAGTATTCCTTTTGCATTTTCATTTATAGCGTCTTCAAGGTTCTTAATTTGTAGTAAGGCCTCTTCCACTATAGAACTATTTTTTTCTAAGCTCATTTTTTTTTGCAATAATTTATGCGTTTATTTTATCAATAAATATATGGTTATTACAAAAAAGTTAGTTTTAATATGTTTTTATCCAAAAAAAATTAGTAAAAACAAAAAAAGGACACCCATAGGATGTCCCTTAAAAAAAATTAAAACAAAGATATTATTCTATTACCTCATCAATTTTACTCTCAACAATAGCGGTGATTCTCCAATCCTGACTATAGTTTTCATAAATTTTAGTAACCTTAGCCTCAACGTCTGTTGGTGAATAAGCTTTAACTAATTTTTCTTCTCTTTGTTTTTTTACTTTTCCAGATTCGGTATCAACCATATCTGTTGTGATTTTTGCTACAAAATATTTTTCGTCCATTTTTAAAATTATTTAATTACCTAAATAATCGGATAATCTTTTCATTAAGTCAACAGACGCACTTAAAGGATTTCCACTTGAATTAACATTTTCGTTTTCCGTTAAGTTCTCTTCGTACTTCATTCTATCTTCTTTATTTAAATAAAGATACGCGCCCGGTGTTGATGGGGATGATACCAAATCAAAACAAATGATTTCAAAATCATCTTGAACTTCGTTTTGGTCTCCTTTTTTAACTAATGACCCAACACCACGAGAAGATACCCCCATAGTTACTCCCTGTCTCATCATATTTGCCGCTATATCTCCTTTAGATGATACAATACCTCTTTCATGAAAACCTGGAGTCGTTAATAGTTGTATTTTACCCATTAATACATTACCTTCCCACCATACTTCAGTTATAAGATGAGAAACTCGGTCTAAATCAATTAAAGATGATTCAGGGTGGTTCAATTCTGAAATTGACATCCCCTTTTTAATCATTTCTTTATATTTTTCAGCTTCTCTTTTTAAAATTTTTTCAGAATAAACTCTACCATTACGATTTGGTACTCCATATTTTTGAAGTGTTGCATAAAACACAAATGGTTTTGAATGGTCTAATTGACCATAAGATTCATTGATTACCGAGTGGTTCCTACTGTCTTTTATATCAATATATCCGGCATCGTGCTCAATTAATATTCCTTTACCTGTATCTTTAGGTCCTAATATTTTCATAATACTTTTTACTATAAATATTATAACATAACAAAATCTTTAATTTTGGTCTTACTTAATGTAAAATATTTGGAGTTTTTTAAATCGTCCTTATAAATTGATTGGATAATTTGTTTGATTTTATCTCTTAGTATTAAAGATTTAAAATCTATAGTTTTAGTACTAACAAATAATGTGATTTCTAAGTTTAAAAAACTTTTTTTATTTTTTTGTATCCCGCTAGTTCTTAAATCTAAATCTACTATTTGTTTTTTTTCAAAGGTTGTATGGTCAACCACCTCTAATAATGTGTGTAATATTTGTCTTTTTATTTCTCCCGTAATTCTAACCCAGTTATCGTAATCTTTTAGTGGTTCTACCCAAGTTTGTAATACAATGTATATTGATTTTAATTCTTTAGAATCAACAGTACCATAGTGGCATTTTGCATCATCAAAAATATTTAATTTTGACGTTTTTCCTTTTTTCATTTTTCATAACTTAACCGTTTATTGTTTTAGTTAATTGTATGAAATTAAATATGATTTGTCAAAAAAGAAAAAATTCCCTATATTTATACCAAAAATAAGATATATGATTATAATACCCGTTAAAAATTCAAACACATTAGAGAGCTCCCTTAAAAGTTTAAAGTTTAAAGTCTATAAAACTAAACAAACTGAGATTCTAAGAGAAAAACAAACTTATGTTAAAAAATCAGTTAAAAAACGAAACCAAATTAATAAGGCAAAACACATTCAAAAAATGAAAGACTACTCTGGGTCTTGATTCTTATTTTTTTTACCAAATATTTTTTCAGTTGACGTTAGTCCTAAACATCCAAACGCCAACATCGCTACCGCATTTACTAATGTGTCTGACGGTTTAATATCCCCATGAGAATAACTGTTTACATATAGTGTTATACAAAGAGATACACCACATAATATACCAATAAATCTTTTAGATGATGAGTTACCATCACTGTCTTTAAATAAATTACCAAAAGAGGTCATAAATTTTTTCATAATCCTTCATTTAAATTTCTAAGTTTATATAAGTTATAATGGTCATTTTTTGATTCCATAACTTTATTAATTGTACTTTGGATTTTTGTTGTATACCCAACATCCTTAGATTCGTTAAGTGTCACTTTTAATTTTGATGTCACACTTTCTTTTAATTCTTTCATTTCATTTTCTATTTCATTAGACGTTAAAGATAAAATTGATTTCAATTCATTTTTTTCATTTTCATTAACGTTTTCTAAATGTTTAGAAATAGTTTTATTTGCGATGTTGTAGATACTGTTTAACGGAACATTAATTGATTTTGTTGGTTCCTTTTTAATTACAGATTCACTTATAATAGTATTTTTAATTTTTCTTTTTGATTCAAGAATAGATTCTAAATTTGATATATTATTATTGTAAATAACATTATCAATGTCTTTATAATTATTTTTAGATTCCTTTACTATTTTACTGACCCATTTGTTAATACCATTTAAGTATTTTGAATTACTTTCAATTAAAATTTGAGCATATTCTAAAGACTCATTTAAGTAATCGTTAGAGATATCTTTATCTAATCCTTTATTTGTTGATAGGTCGTCGTATATGTGGTAAATCTCAGAAACGTCTTTATTTTCTAAAACATATTTTTTAAATCCAATCATAAAATTATTGAATTCTTTTTTTCCGTATAGTTTTACAGACGCTTCTTCTAATTTTGTTTTTAAAACTCCAAAAGTATGCATAGTCATTTTTATAAATAAATACTTACTTGTTTAATAAATTGCGAAGTTTATCATCAATTTCTATTAAAGAGTTTTGACCCTTTGATAAATCAAAGTGTGTTGACCCATTAAAAAGTGTTTCCTCAACCAATAAATTCATGTGTTCTCTATTAAAAGTTTCTGGTGTAACCCCTCCTCCTCCTGCAGGTGGTGGAGATGGTGGTTCAGGCATACCTCCACCTGATGGTGGTTCAGGCATACCTCCACCTGATGGTGATTCGCCACCTTCAGGAGCGGTACCTTCCGACCCTTCAGGTTTACCGTACAATTTATCAATAGTATCAAAAATACCCGTTTTAGTAATGATTTCAGGTGTTTTTGTAAGTTCTGCGGACACGGCTCTTTCTACTCTTTGTTGTTGTAAATCTAATCTTATTTCTTCGTCTGAGAAACCAAGTATGTGTTTTTTAGCCCAAGAAGCGGATACTGGTGCTACAGAATCTGCGATTGGAGTTACTGCGTCTTTATAAAGTAATATTTTTTCTTTCCATACCTCAACACCAAGTAAATCTGATTGTTTTGATGGGTTGTGTAATCCTAAAGTAAAGTTTGTTAATTCGTCTTCAAATCCTAATAAAAATAAATGAACTATCGCTATTTTATTTAACTCAGCAATCATTGATTTTTGGATTTTATTAATCGTTCTTGCAAATCTAATATCAAGTAAAGATAAGTTTTTACCATCACCCAACGATTCTTCAAACCCTAAATATGCTTTAGGTATTCTAAGTGCGGTAACTAATTTCTTTTGAATATATTCAATATCCGCAATTTCCGCTAAGTTTGTACCTCCAGGTAAAGTTTCTATTGGATTTGTTGCCGCG